AAACATAAGGATTGTGAGCATTAGAGTTTACACTAAAATAAAACTCACAATTAAAGTTTCCAGCAGGTACTTCTAATAAAGCAGGGTCATTAGCATCAGTTAAATAACTTGCTATGTAACCATTAGCTGAAATAGTAACATCAGTTCCAGCACCACTAATAGGCACTTTACTTAATTGTTTATAAGCAACCCCTCCTATTGTACCTTGACTTACACTTGTATTAAGATAATAAGAAACCGAACTACCTCCACCTGTTGATGTAGGAAAATCAGCTAAAGTACCATCTCCTCTAACATATTGAGAAGCATCACCATCTAAGGCAGTTATTACACCACTATTAGCTACTACTGGGCCTTGTATTGTCCTAATCTTTGCTTCCCCTGATACTTGTAATTGATTACTCATCTATATATATTTTAAACTAGTCTTATTAATTATTTACTATTGAAAAAGGGCTCTTATGAATTCATCTGCTTCTAAAGCTCTACCAAATGTTACAACCCCTGTCGCACTTATAAATACTATCTGATCTCCTGTTGGCGTTCCACTTGTAGAAATTTCTCTTACATCTAAACCACCTCTTGATACATATAAACAAGTCTTTCCTATTGTATCTGTCCAAGTTATAGAAGTCTCACCACCTGTTGCATCATATTGTTTCATAATAGTTAAACCTCCTGTTGCTATTACCAATCCTCCATCTATAACCTGTGTTCCTGATATTGAATATGCTCCAGTTCCTTGCAAAGATAAAGAATAGGTAGATGCACCCTCTACAGGTGCACTTAAACTAAGAGAAGTAATATTAGTCGTTCCACTAATTACCGAATAACCATAGGTATCACTACCATCTGCGTTGTCATTGTCTATAGAAAACTTTACCTCTATTGAAGCTCTATCTAATTGTTTCTGCATTAAAGCAAGATAAGAGTAACCACTTAAGGCTACAAACCCATCACAATTAACACTCCAAGATGTAACGTCATTTTTAAACTCTCTGAAGTAAGCTGATGTCTGTGAGGTTACTTCTACTTGTTCAGTAGATGATTCAAATGTACAGCTTGTAGAAGCCCCCATTGGGGTTCCTAGTGGTATAGTTGTAGTTACTTGAGCTAGATTACTAGCTTGAGTAAATAAAGTAATTTGATTGGTTGTTGTACCTGCGTAATTAACCTTAATTAGAAGCCTATCTGTGGCACTTATAGTTGTTTGAGTAACTGTCATTGCCGTAGTATACAAGGTCGTAGATGTGGCTGTTAAGGTCGTTGCTGCCGATGTAAACAACAAGGTAGCTACACTACCATTGTATTTATATAGTTCATACTGTACCTGAGCACCTGCAAAGGCAGTTAGAATAGAATAATAAGCACTAAAAGTCCAAGTTCCTGCTGGTATCGTAGTTACACCAGGATCTAAAGCATCCGTAATAAACGAAGCTATTGTTCCTGCCCCTGTTTTAGTAAATGTAACCGATGTTCCACCTACTTGACTTCTGCTTAATTCTTTACATACAATACTATCAAAAGTACCTTGTGCAGTACCTCCATTAAAGTAGTAGATAGCGTTGCTATCATATTCATATAAAACTATATTAGTTCCGTTAATTGCTGATGCCATATTAGAAAGTTGATGTTTGAGGTGAATATGTATTTACTTTTGTGCAAACTATTTCAGTATTACTTATCTGCAATAATGTTAAGTTAGTTTGGTCACTAGGCAAGTCTATTGTAGCATTACCTAACATATATGATTTTGCACTAACATTTATTGATGCAGGATCTGTATCTGTTGCAAAAATAAGCTTAGCTGCATTAAGTATTGGATAGGTAGCATTTTCAGTATAAAAACTACTTACTGATGCATCTAAATTAATAATGTTTTGTCCGTAAGTGTTTATGTATTGTTGTACTAATAATTCTGACAATGTAAAAAACTCTCCAGCACCAACATCTACGCCATATCTATACCAATCTGCTGCCACAGAATATCCTGCAGGCACAGTATTATTAGCTCTTAACAATGCTCCTTTACAAGATGGGTATAAAGACTGTGAACCAGTAGATCCATAAGGGAAGGATATTGTATTAGTATATTGCTCATTTTCTACCAATGTACCACTTAGGTTATAATTAGATATAAATGATTTAATCTTTAATACAAAGTTAGTAAGTGTAACAAAAGGAATACCTCCTGATATTCTATATTTAAAACTTAATTGACCACTTGCAGGAAATATTGCTGTTTTTAAATCTAATACAAAATCTTGTGCAGGGCCAGTTGTGGTTGGGTTAAATACCGAAAAAGATGTTGATGTAGTTTGCCATTGTTTATTATTGTTTAAATAATAAATAGTAGAACCAGTATTAATAGATATGTCTATAAAACCAATAATAGATGCTGTTGATCCAGCCCCTATTGTTATATTTAATTGAAGGGCATCTGATTGTGTTACATAAGCATTAGAAGAAGTGTTTAAGAAAACTTCTGCTGTTCCTGTTGGTGCTTGTAATTCAAAGTAATAATAATCTAAGGGTGGTACTGCGTTTTGCAATAATAAGCAAGTTGCACTTCCTGTTGAGCCTCTAGTCCAATATTCAGCTTCTATAGTGTCATTCTCTAATAAGTTACCATTAGGAATATAATTCTCAGCAATTTCTACATCGCCTTCTGCTATAATCTTATAAAATCCTTTTTTAAGAATCTTTAATTGACTATTATCAATAAAGTATAAACCTGATGTATTTGTTGAATAAGGTTGTATTGTAGATGAAGTATTTATTAAATTACCATCTCCATTATTTACTACTGCTCCACTTGTATTGTATTCTGTATAATAAGCATTTGTTTCAGCAAACTCATTTACTGCCACAATCCACCATTTAGCATTAGCCTGAAATATTCTACATCCAAAAGACTTAGCAATATTTGATATAATGTCTAAGCAATTAGTATAAGTATATTCGTCTTTTAAGAAATTCCTATAACACATAAAGGTTTGCGTAAATGTATCGTTGTATGACTGTACCGCTCTATCAGACATACCATTAGCAAAATAAGAACACATAGTAACTGTGTTTCTATTGTTTTTAAATCCTATAGCGTTAAAGCAAGTTCTTAGTATATTAAGTAATGAGGATACATCATTTACCCCTGTACTAGTTATTGGTACAAATGGTATGTCTTTTAACATACCTAATCCATCAGCAGCATTAAAGGTAGCTATCTTTCTACCTGTAGAATAAGAGATTTGAACATTATCATTAATGATAAATCCTACCCATTGAATAACACCATCAACGTACATTTCTACATAGTTAAACCTATCGTCTATATCAGTAAAATTAATAATATTAGATAGGTCATCTGTAAAGTCTATAGATATACCTAATTGTGAAGCAAATATAGGCTCATACGGATCGTCTGAGTTAGGAATATACTCAAGGTTTACTCCTACTCCTTGAAGGTCTATAATAGCCCCTGTATAGGGATCTTGCCATATCTTTAGTTCGACATTCTTATCTGCTCTTGTAGCAAATGTTACTGAGTATTTTTGTCCGTATGCCATTATATGCCTCTTCTAAGTTTTAATGATGACTCGCTTCTATTCATAGCCAATACTAAATCTTGGCCTTTAAGTATAAATTGTCCACCACCATTACTACCTAACATGTCTTTTAATTTATCTAATGGAGCAACAACCTCAGGGTTTGATTTAGCACCAGGATATTCTCCTATTAATCCCATTGTAGGGCCACTAACAATACCACCATCAGCGAACGCTTTAACTTTTTGTTTTTTAGAAATTACACTATTTAAAGCAACTCCAGCAGCGATTGCTGCTATACCGATTGGAATAGATAAAAAAGCTAATTTACCTCCACTTGCAAATAATGCATCAACAGCTATAAATAATTTTGATACCATTACTAAATGTGTTCCTATTTGAATTAATGCACTCGCAATCATTCCTAAGAATCCATCTAAAGCAAATTTTCCACCACTTAATAAATTTCCTATTTGTGTACCAAATTCAACTAAAGTGTTAGTGGCTAAATTATTTAAAATATCTGCTATTGGAGTAAATGCCGCAGCTGTCCCTGCTGCTGAAGAATTTAGATTATTTATTTTATCTTGTAATTTTTCTATTTGTTCAGCTGTTGTACCAGCTTTCATACCCATTATTATAAGACTACCAATCGCTTCATTATAATTTTGTGCTTGTTGTAATGGTTCTTTTCTATTGCCTTTTAATTGTGCAGATAATTTATTTTGGATAGCATCCATTTCGTTTTGAAACACTCTATCCAATTCTTTCTTTCTATCAGCTTCTTTTTTCTTTTGATTTTCATCATAAATCCTATTTGAATCATCGTAAAACTTAGTTTCAGCAGCAATGTTAGCATTTATACTATCTTGGTTTCTTTTATATTCTTTATCATCATACTCCTTGGCAATTTTATCCATATTTGCCCTGAATGCAGCATAGTATGTAGTTGAATCACTAAATCCAGCTGATTTCATTACAGTTAATTCATTAGCTAAATCTAAGCCAACTTGATATTCTTTTTTGCCTCTTTCGTCTAATGTGTCTATATATGCTTTTGTCTGAGCATCATTAGCAGCTTTTTCTTTAGCTGTTTGCTCTTTTATTATTTGATCTGAACTTTTGCCTTTCTTCCCAGTTGTTGGTTTAATCCCAGCATCTTTTAGTTTTTTATTAGCCTGTTTATCAAATTCTCTACCTTGGGCCATAAGCTTATCAAATGAACTAGCAGATTCATTTTGTATATCTTTTACTAGTACAGTTTGCGTATCAGCATATGTTTTACTAAATGATTTTGCCCATTTATTTAATGAAGCTGCATCAAAAGTCATTATACCAACTTGGTCTAATGCACTTAATCCAGCTGCAAACTTTTGTAAAAATGACGTTTGGTCTTCACCTCTAGCTAATGCACCTGTCTTAAAAGCTTCTTGTGCTTGAGCATATTTTTCATTTGCCATAGCTCTTAGAGCCATAGCCTGTACATAAGCATTAGATTTTTTTATAAAACTATCTTCTGCTTCATTAACGTTCGTAGCTATACCCCAAGTCTGACCATATGTAGTATTATATTCTTCTAAAGCTTCTTCTGCAGTAATGAGACCATCTTTAACCCCACTAAAAATAACGGACATTTTACTCATCTCAACTAATGCAGCTGATTGAGCATCTGCTCCTTTAGTTAATCCTTCTGTACTTTTTTTATGTGCTTCTGATACTCTATCTATAGCATTTTTTGCTTTAAAAGAACCTTGATCCCAAGCTGTAAATAATGCAATAATTGCTGAACCTACAAAATAGAATGGCCCAGCCATTCCTGCAATACCACCCATAAGAGCAGGTAAGTTATTTTGTATACCTCTAAATCCATAAGGTAAATCTTGAATTACTAATGCAAAATTTGTCCATTTTTGATTAGATTTTTTTAATGAATCACCAGCTTGGTCTAATTTGTTAGGTATTGGTGTTAATGAAGCAGCAAGTGCATCATATTGTTTTTTTAATTTCTGAACCTCTGGATTCAATGCTTGAAACCCACTAGTCATAAGACTATTCATTGCTCTTTTTAAGGCTTCCATTTTATCTTTAACGACATTGCTTGTATCGCCAAATAATTCAGCCATCCCATTAATTCTATTAAAATCTTTATTTAAATTTCCAGCTATAGTTTTTATAGTACCTTCAAAAGAAGTAGCGACTTTAGCTAATCGTAAAAAAGCACCTTCTGCTTCTTTAAAATCTGCCGTGACTCTAATCTGTAATAATTCTTCTGCCATTATCCTTTAAATTTAAATATTTCCATATTTTTTTAGTACAGCCTGTAATTCATCTTCTGTCATTACTCTAGGCTTCACAAAGTTACGATTATCGCAATCTAATTCAATAAGGTCTTTAGGCTTAACCTTCTTACCTTTTGGTAGTTGGATATTAATTAGCATTGTAGTTTGCCATCTAGTTCTTATCCATTGCTGCTCTTCTTCGTGTCTATACCCATACCAAACAAAATCTAACTCAGCCATCGTCATCTCCCAAAACAAATGGGGAAGCACTTTGCACTCCCCCATTGTATATCTTTCTATGTCAATCCACTCTAATTTTTTTTTACTCCATCCTTTTTAGTTGACTTTGTTGGCTTATCTTCTATACCGCTATTCATACTATCTGATAAAGCTGCCATAACATCTTGGAACTTCTTTCCAGTCATTCCTCCCATATCATCTATCCAATTGCATACTTCAAATTCCGTAAAACTTGGAGTAATTCCTTGTGAATACAATGGGTATTCTGCAGCTGATTTCATCAGGTTAACAATAGCATCAAGTGAATCTTTGCCACTTAAAGCTTCTCCTATTTCAGAAGGCCCTATGCCTTGTAATTGACAGAATCTTTTAAGACTCCACGTACAAAAACGCATCGGTATCTTCTTTCCATCGGAAAGAGTTAATTCAAATTGTCCTCTCATTTTGGTTTATTTTTGGTTGGTTATTATGCGTTGGTAGCGATAGTTAATACTCCTGTTCCTTTGAAAGATACTGAGTAAGTAACTGGATTCTCCATATCAGCAGTCATATCTACACTCTCAATAAATGCTGAACCTGAATAAATCACATCACCTGTAACTGGAGTTACACCACCTACTGTAGAGTTATCAACTGTTGTAAACTTAACTGTAACTGCTGTTCTAGCTATTGCTAAAGCATTCAATTCAGCTGTAGTTACATAAGTTGCAACTGTTCCAGGTACTACTGTAGCTAAACCATCAGTAGTCAAAGACCAAGACCTTTGTCCACCAATTTCATCAGCCCAGCCTAAACTTTGTTTTGTAGATGCATCTGGAGCATCTATAGCTAAACTTAATGAACAAGAAGTAGCAAATCCTATTACTTCCGTTCCAATTAGAACTACTAATGAAGTTCCGTTAAATACACTTGTTGTTGCCATTTTATTTTATTTTTCTTTTATGTTAATTGATTCACGAAATGATCCATTGTTATTACCCTTCTAAACACATAGACTTCATTTACATAGTCAAAGGTAGCATTGTTAGAGCCAACCTTACAAGTAACTATTTTAAAATCAGGTGCTGTATTAGGATAACTAGGTGGTCTAACACCTATAATTCCTAATAATTCGTTGGCATAAGTATCTACCGTTTTCTGCCCTACTTCACCTGCTTTAAAGGTCGTATAAACTATGTCAAATTGAATAGTAACGTCAAAACTAAAGCTTTGTTTATTACTATTGTCTACTTGTGTTTGACTGCTGATAATCAAAAAAGGCGGTTCTACAGTATCAGGTGCTATGGTATCATAAACACTTAATGAGTAAGAAGCCGATGCAAGCTTATCGAAATAAGCCTTCCTTAGTGTATATCCGCAGTCCTTCATTTTTTACAAATTTAACGAAATATATTTATATTTAAATTAGGCCATTTTAAAGGCTCTTATTTTTTTTAAAGCCTTTGTATAACCTATTTCAAAATTATTAAATAAATATGATCTATATGGCATATTACTATTCCTTAAGCCTCTGCCTCTAAACAAAGAAGCATAAGGTGTTATATTTTTTGATGCTATATTATATTTCCTTGATGGAATCCCAAACCCACTACCAGTACCAAATTCTACATAAGCACCATAATCAACAAGCGAATTACCTACTACTATTTCAGCAAATTTCCCATTAAATGGGATAGCATTAATGCTCCTAGATAAATTGCCTGTTCTTTGGTATGAAGAATTTGTGGTTAAATGTGGTAAATCGGCTGCATCTGCACTAGCTTCTTTTGCTATTTCTACAACCATTACGTTTATTTCTGATATAATATGAGACTTAAAGCCTTCATAACTAGTAGCAAACTTCTTTTTTAAACTATTTAAACCTTTTACTTCTAAAAACATTACTTAAGAGTTGAACAACCGATTAAATAATACTGGTTTAAATCTCCTTCGTTTATAATAGAGTTAATCATATAAGTCTTTGATTTCCAAGTAATTACAAGAGCATTAGTAAATGTCTTTCCACTTGTATATCTAATCCTAAATGTAGCATTATCATTAATATTATCCTTACCTGCTACATTAGTCCTACTGTTCGTATTAGAGACCAATTCAGCCCAGCAAACATAATAAGATACCAAAGTGTTCACGAACCCTCCAGCACTATCAGATACGCTCGTTTTGCTGTTAAACGTTATTCTATTTCTTAATTTTCCTATCATTATAAGAAGGTACTTACCCTTTTGTAAGGTTTCATTAATTCGTAAGCAGTTGTTAAATTGGCTGAAGGCTTAGTGCTTTCAACGCTTGATTCTCTGTATTCATATAAATCACCTACCATCTTCAATAGAGCTGTTTTCATAGACTCAGGAGTTGTAGAATATCCACAAGTATAAGTAAATCTAAATTCACTCATAAGTGGAGATACCATATAAATTTTTTTATAAGTATCACCTAAAACTCTATAATCTCCAAGTACCATTGCTACCCAAGCAGCACCATCCCAATATTCTACTAATGTAATACTATTGATAGGAGCATAAGGAAGCTCTATAAACTCATCTACATAAGCTACTACCTTTAATGTTCTAGCCGTCATAGCTACCGCAGCATACTGCTCTAATCTGATTCTAGCCGTTTCTATAAGGTTAGTAATCAAAGTATCATCTTCGCTATAATCTACTCTTAAATAATCCTTTGCTGTCTGTAGGGTAACTATTGTTGCCGAAGGGGCTACTGTAGTAGTTACATCTCTTAGTATCTGCATTATGCTAATTTTTACAAAAATAGTTAAAATTTAGTGTAAACAAAAAGGGATAGCTTTCTAGGCTATCCCTTGTATTGTAAATCTAATTAAAGATTAATTTATACGTTACCGAAATCACCATAAATAAACGCACCAGCGTAATAGATAGGTAAAGCGATACGAGCTTCAACTCTTACAGTAATCATATTCTTAGTAAAGTTGTCAGCATCAAATTCAGAGAACTGAACAGAGATACCTTGATTCTGCATAATTTGAGCACCCATAGACCAGTCACCTACTACAAACTTATCTACTGCGATTGCAGTTGATTTGTAAAGAGGGATACCAGCGATAGATACACTACCATCAGTTGTAACAACTGTAGAAGCAGGTAAAGAGTACGCAGAACCTGAGTTCTTAGTGTTCATAATAGCAGCCCAATCAGTTGGGTTAACTAAGATACCAGTTGCAGAGTAGTTAGAAGTTTCTAACTGAGCAATAGCTTGAACTAATTGCTCTACGTCTACTGTAGCAGCACCTGTTGCAGCTGTAGCTACTGGTAAAATACCTTGTAAGTTAGGAGCAGTACCATCACCACTTAAGATTTGAGCATCTTCAGCAACTAAATACTTCTCTAACAAACGAGATTGTAAGAAAGAAGTCATAGCAGGTATATCATCTAACATTTGACGAGAGATACGAACATAACCAGCGATATACTGAGCAGCTGCATCTTTCATTGTAATGTCAAAATCAACTTGTGCTTTAGAAGAACCTTGAGTTTGAGCTGCTGGAGCACCTTCTCCACCACTTTCGTAAGGGAAAGTAAATAAACCTTGAGACAAACTACCGATTGGTAATAAGCTTCTTAAATGCACCTTACGAGAAGGTAAAGCATATACTTGATTAGCATATTGACGAGTGATGTCACCTGTAAGGTTAACCGCTTCTGTCATATTACCAACTGCCTTTGTATCCAAGATAAAGCTTGAACGCTTTTGTTCGCCACGAGCTAATTTCGCTAAACTATCAGAATTATTCTCGATAGCTTCAGCAAGGGTAGCATTAAACCCTTTTACTTCTGTTTGATTCATTTTAACACGATTTTGTTTTGCTTCCATTTTTTCAATTTCATCCTTAACAACTGAGATTGAAGCTTTAGTAGCTTCTAATTCAGCCTTTACGCTTTCTAATGCACTAGCATTATCAGCCTTCGCACTTTCGATTGCTCCGTTTACTTCGGATTTAATGCCTTCGAATGCACTTTTAATTTCTTCTACCATTAGTTAAAAATTTTAAATGATTGTAAATATTTGTTTACCTCTAGCTCGATAGAAATCATCGGATCAGCTTCCTCAGTTGGCAATGCTTCTTCAGCGGTTGGCTCAGGTGTGATTGACTCTTCGTCTTCCATCTCAGATAGATATTGTTGTAATTGTTTAAGTTTAAGTTCTAACAGCTCGAATGTTTCATCAGTAAAGTGTCCATTTCTCAAAGACTTAATGGTTTTACCCATCTCATCTACTAGAGTTGACTTAATCTGACTTTTAACTCCAACTGTTGGTGTATTAGCGTTTGCACCCCACAATACGGAACTTCCTTCATACAATTTAATTTCATTGATTTCATTGTACCCTGATTTCGCTTGTGACTTGATAGTCTGAAATCCGATACTATGTTCTGTGATATGGCCTTCTTTATATAACTCATATAGGTCATTGCCTAATGTCGTATTAGGTATCTTAACACTTGCTTTTAAACCATACGCATCTTCGTACATTTCAAATGGCTTAGCAATAGGCTTTTCAGTAGAGTGGTTCATTAGATGCCATACTCTGTTTTTAGCTTGTGGGCCATTCTCTTTTAAGGTTTTAGTAAAAGCACCTGGTGTAATAATATCACCATCGCTATCTACATTACCAAATGCAGAATAGTAGACTGTAATAACTCTACTATTGTCTTCCATATCTATGGGAGAACCTTCAATCGACTTTTTGTTATAAAAATTACTCATATTTATTTGTTTAAGCTACATACACCGTACAACATCGGCAGTTGCAGTTATTGACTGCTCCACCGTTCTCATCGTGTGCATATTGCATTTCAATTACACCGTATTTAGGAGTGTTTACTAGGAATGGTTGATTCACAGGTATTCTTACTCCACCATCATCAGGATTCGTCTGTCTATCTAAGGCTTGATGCCAAGCTCTAGGTAGTGCTACATACTCAGCGTGAACCCATTGTTTAAGCAAAGGTATATTAATTCCTCTTGTTGCTCCCATCGCACCTGTACTTAAAGCTTGATGAGTTTCTGTTCTTGCGATTAATAAACTCCTTGCGTTATTTATTTTTCCTTCTCTTAAAGTCTGAATAGCCAAACTATTCACTTCATCTCTAGATAGGTTGTTATCTCTTCCGTATTGTAACACGTTATTAAGAATCCTAGCTATCTCGTTATCCGTTGTATTCTGAATCCCAAACATCTTAGGGCCACTAATGGCTGTCCAATAGGATAACATAAAAGCTAACCACTCGTCTAAGATATTTAGCGGATCTATATCTATTGCTTCGTCTTTCTTATACTTGTCAAATATCTTTTGATACCTCATCGCTGTGTATCCACCTGTACCTTCGTACAAAGTTCGTAAAATATTGGAAACTTTGTTATTGTCGAAAAATGTCTTGTTGAAATTAGCTACTTGGTCTGCTCCTAGTTCTTGTACCAACTCTGCTGCTTTATTAAAATCATACTGCAATGCTTCCTTTAGTTTAGGAGCAAATTCGTTTATTGATTTTCTAGCAATCTTTTGTTGCAGGTTAAACTGCTGAGAAGGTTGTAAGATTTTGGACACACATATTATTTTACTGGAGGTAAATTATAATCTCCTTGTTGTTGAGCATTACGAGGATCTTGTAGCATTGTAAGTTCTGCTATTGGCAAGTAACCAGCAGGAATATAAATCTCATTCATCGTATCGTCTTGAACAGTATCATAACGCATAGCTTGTCTTTTCTCGTTTGGAGTAATCCACCAAGATTGAGATAAGATAGCAGATAGTTCTTTCATATCCTCTTGTAGTTCAGGGAACACAGTAATATCAAAATCGATATAGTAACCTTGTCCTATTTCGTTCTCAAAGAATCTATTAAACGCATCACGAATTAAAACTAATTCAGGAAGTACTACTTGTGTAAGCATTTCCTTCTTAGCTTCCTTCATATTGTTATAAGTCTTGTTATCAGGATCATTAAACAACGCAGAGTTAACTCCGTAAACATTACACAACTCACGAAGTGTAATCTTCTCTGATTCTAGTAACTGCAAGTCTACAGGAGACAATCCCATATTCACCCAGCCTAATTTAGCACCAGCGATTAAAATTTGTCCTGCGTTTTGAACTATCTTGTTTTTAGTTCCGTACTGATTGTAGAAATCTTCTTTTAACTTACCAGCTTGTTCAGGGCCAAAGTCATTTGACTCATCTGCATACAAGATACCTTTAGGCCCTTGATTCTGCAACATACCTACAGAGGTATCCTTAGCATCGTTACTGCGTTGTACAGTTCGGTAAGCAGCCTGTAAAGGCGACAAACCATATAATTGTTGACCATTAGTGTTAAAGTAAGGGTTGAAGTATTTTAAGTGAATTACATCATTTGCAGCTAACTGATCCCATCCAACTAATGTGAAAGAGTATCCTTCAACCCCATTGATTGTACCATCGCTGATAATGGCTACATATTGAGATGGGAGTACAACTAGTTCGGCAACCTTACCATTGGACAATCTATTCGCCCAGATATAAGAGTTGCCTGTTATAAGCTTATAGCCTACAATGTTTTCTAATAACTCTGATAAAGATTGGTATTGGTTAGGTCTTTCTAATAATTTGTTTAATGGGCTATCAGCAATCTCATCAACTGCTTTAATTCTTACTAACTCGGCTTTGGCCACATCTGCACCACTAGATGCGTTAGCCATCATTGCCTTGTAAGTATTTAGTTGTTTTTTGTTCTTAACCTTGTAAACGTAAAATGGAACTGTTGAAATGGTTTTAGATATACGTTTAATGATAGAATAGACTTCGCTATTGTTATCATAGTCTTGTACGAACTTCTCGTAATTCAAATTAGGGTAAAGTGTTCTACCGCCAATTAAACCACCAAAATCAGAGAAGGGATTATTAAGAGTTGTTTTTATTTTAGTGGCTGCCTTTTGTTTAAAAGGATTCACCGCACTTAGTATGTCCGTTAACTTCACTATAAGATATTTTTACAAAAGTAACAAATTTTTAGCCTAAACAATCCAACCTCGCTTCGCTTTCGCATATTTTGAGTATATAGCATATCGCATAGCATCCATTAAATGGTCTCTAAACTTAACAGGCTCATCCATTGTATTGCCATCGTGGTCTGTTTTCCATTTATAGTTTTTAATCTCATCTAGTAAATCCAAAGATTCTGATTTAACGAATAGTGGAAAAGATTTTACCTTATTGATTCCTGCAAACACATCTTTGGTAGCTGACTTCAAATTAAACCCTGCCTTGTTTACTTCGGCGATTGTTTTAGGTTCAGCAGCATCTGCGAATATCTCATCTCTACGAGATAGGCCCATAGACTTAAGACGATCTATTAAAAGCGAAGTAGACATTTTAGTATCATATATCAGTTGCTCGACATATATGTCACCATCAAAGTTTTTACACCTTACTAGGGCTGTTTGGTTGTTATAACCAAAGTCAAGGCCATAAAACACATCTCCACCCTCAGGGAAGGTTCTTCTTCTTCTCCAATGCGAATAAATCGTAGCCTCACTAATTGCTCTTTCTCCTAGTCCGTAAACTCTCCAATATTCGTGGTCAGCATCTTTAAGCCTTTCAATCTCAGCTATAATATTTTTATCTAAAAATGGGTTGTCCTTATAAGTCGTAATCGTAAAGTCAGTATCTTCTCTAGGAATGACTTTGTCATAAATCCAGGAGTAATAATCAGATGGGTTATAGTCTAAAACTATTTTATCGGTAGTTCTTAGGGCTAATTGCATCCAAGATTCGTAATTCACCTCATTTGCCTCGTTAATAAACAAATAATGCCTTTTACGACCTCTAATCTTCTGAGGTTGGTCGGTAGAGACAAATTCTACCGTATTGCCATTTAAGAAATATAAATTCTCTGATTTATTGTGTTTTTCCTCTGAGTATAGCCCATATTTAGACAATATCTCGATAAAGTCCCTCATAACGGAACCTTTGATGCTTGGTAGGGATGAACGGCAAATAGTTAAGGTTTTCCCTTTCTCTTGTAGGAGCTTTACAATAAACCAGGTAAGTACGTTGTAAGTTTTACCTGACCTCGTTCCTCCTTGCATCACAGAAATTCTTTTCTTAGATTCGTTTAATACCTGAAAGACGACATTGGTGGTTACTTCCATAGAAATAAATTAAAATTTTTGGTTTGCTCAAGTCAAAGCTAATACTTTTCGTTTTATAGGAAGGTAGGGGTATCAATCATAAAAATCAAGTTTTGGCTTTACTTTTGATTGATAAAGTCAAGGTATAGGTTTACTTTTTATAAAGAATTAGTAGTAATACTACCGATTTATGTAAGCTAATAACACTTTTTAGTACGAACAAATGTAAATGTAACCAAATTGGTAACAAGTTGCCTTAAAGTGAAACATACCATAAAAAGCAATTAGAAGCGATTTAAGACACTCTATGTCATTTTGAATAGATAGTACTACTCTATGGTAGAAAGTGTCTGTATTGGCCTTAAAATGCCATTTAAGAGCTATTCTTCGTATTCTCCAGCTTCATTCTCTATATCTACCTCCTTATCATACTCGTAAAGTGGTATATCTTGGATATTGGCAGCTTCAGTAGCAGGAACCACAAAGCCACTATCTTCTAGTTGCATATTCTCATCACCATCTAGCTTAGGAACATCTTCAATATGACTAGCCTTTAAGACATTCACAGTAATCTGCTTAACAACATCACCTTCGTGAGCTACCTCTTGTCTTTCGATGTATCCTCTACGCTTACCTTTTGTCTTTAGTAAGAACATAGTAGCTAACGTATCGCCCTTAGCAATACGCTCCATCAGTTTATGTTCACCAAAGTCTAGCATTATCTCCTCAGGTTCTATTTCAGCTAGTTTCCTAGCAAACTCAGGATCATTCTTAACCCATACGTTATACGATGACCTAGATACCCCAGCTGATTCACAAGAGATGGTTATGTTACCGAAGTTCTCCTTGTAAGCTATGATAAAAGCTTCTTTAGTGATGTCTTTAAACTCTGCATTCATATTATTGGTTTTTATAATGTGTTATATAGAAAAATAAAAAAAATCAAATGTCAAAAATGGTTAAGTCTTTGTTTTATATCAGAATAATGAAGGGCCCAAGGCAGGCTCCCAAAATTCTATACGAAAAAATAGGGTAGGGGGTCAAGAGGGTAGGGGACTTTAGCGTTGCAACATCGAATATCCTCTTTTCTTATTGCCATTTAACATAATATAAATTATAAGACTCCTTCCCTCTCCTATTCTTAGCCTATTCCGTAGGCAAAGCTATTGTATTTTACTTTATTGATAGTTTACGCAAGCTTAGGCCAAAAGTAAAAATCACCTATTAATACTTATAATCAATTTAGTATATTATATCCCTATGTATTAGGTATTATATCCTACATTATACAATATATAATATAGTATATATTGATTAAGTGTACTAAGTATTATATAAGTATATGAACTATTATATAACATTAATTTAATTATTTTTTACATTTTTGCACTTTGTATTGATTAATTGACTAATATTACAGCGCCATATAAAACCAATGGCACACACATTATGGAAAATTTAGATATGTTATTCGGCCTTCAATTAGTCTTATTTGCCTTCTTTGTTTCTTTTGTAGGTAGATTGTTTATTCACCTATTAATCGATTCAAGATGCAAGTAATAAGCCTGGCTGAATTGATATTAGTTAGTTTAATTAGTATCATTCTTTACACATTCATTGTCACTTTTATTCAATCATTTAAAAAGAAGTAAAATGGAAAACACATTAACACAAACAAAAACATTTAAGGAATTACGAATCATTGTTCAAGTATTACAAAAGTCAGTAGAAGAAGGTTATCTACGCAAAGAATACAAAGAAGAGTGCAAGGCCACTAATTATGAAGATATTGTCGAAACAGGTTCAAGTTCGTTTAAGATTGATGGAGAATCTTATTACTTTTATTCATATTGTGAAGATTGCGTATTGGTTGAAGATGAATGGTACCACGAAGTACAAGACGACGACGAGTATAGATATGACGATATAGACGAATGCAATATACTAACTGGTGATTCAGTCCTGGTGAATGATAGAAGGCGCGAATATTATACTCACATTGATAATTGCAATAGTAATAATGATATTTATCAATTAGGAGACGACTTTTATACTATGGCATATATAGATAACGACGACGATTTAGTCTTTGATATTGACGGAGAATTAAGACACAGAGACGATGTGTATTATTGGGAATGCGACGACCAATACCACGACGAACCCGAAGATGAAGAGTATGACGAAGACGAAGAGCAAAAAGAAAACAGCTCTATTATTCGTAACTATTCATTTAAGCCAATTTTACAATTTATTTCAATGCCATATGATTCTAAGGAAGTGCCTTTCTTTGGTATTGAATTGGAAGTCGAGAAAATGGATAAAAGCGAAACTAACCGAGGGGATATGGCAAAAAAGATTGAGAATAAAGCCTGGTATTTTAAGAACGATGGAAGTTTAAATAATGGCTTTGAGTTAGTTAGTCACCCATTAACATTCTCTTACATTAAACACAGCGCAAAAGACTTTGAAAGTGCCTTGAATGAGCTATCTAACAACGCTTACAATAGCTATAATGCCAATACTTGCGGAATGCACATTCATATAAGTAAAAAGGCCTTTGGTACCTGGCAATTATATAAATTTATGAAGTTCTTTGCCGAAAATGTGCCTTTTATAGTCGCAATTAGCCAACGCAAAATGGAAAAACTTGTTCAATGGGCTAACATAGAAGACAACGACGACAACGCGCTAATGTATAAAGCAAAGAAAAAAGAAGGTAATTCAGCAAGATATGTGGCAATTAATCTACAAAATTATTCCACTATTGAAGTACGCATATTCCGTGGTACTTTGAACTTTCAATCTTTTATGAAGAATATTGAGTTCGTACACGCTTTGTATATGTTTACTAAGGAATCTAAAATAATTACGCTTGATTCATTCAAGGAATATATTGCTAATTCGTGCGAATATTCTAACCTAAAAAAATTCATTAAACTAAAAAATTTATAAATTATGTGTATTATAGCTATACAGCCGAAAGGCACAAAAATTAAGGAATCTACATTATTAAATTGTTGGAATAGTAACGGACACGGAGCTGGCATTATGTATGCCAATAAAGGGCAAGTAATAGTAAAAAAGGAATTAACTGACTTTGCGAAGTTTATGGATCTAAAGAGGGAAGCCGACAAATTCAATACAAATATTGTTATTCACTTTAGAATTGCCACTAGTGGTGGAGTCAATTACGAAAACTGCCACCCATTCAAAGTGAATGAAGATATTTTCTTTTGCCATAATGGGATATTAGATATTGATGTGCCAATTTATTCAAAGATTAACGACACGCAAATTTATAATAACACATTTTTGAAGGGATTGCCTTCTAATTTTGTGCAAAATGATTCATTAATGCAGTTAATCGAATTTTCAATCGGTGCCAATAACAAATTTGTCTTTTTAGATAGTTACGGAGACTTCTATATCATTAATGAGAACGCGGGTAATTGGCATAAGGGCGCCTGGTACTCTAATAAGTCATATTTAGGTGCGTTATCTTATTATGCGAAGCCCTATTCAAGTAAGAGCATTAATGAACTAGATGAAGACGAAGAAGAAAACGAATTGCCTTGCGAGTGCTGTGGAGAAGTCACCCAATTAGAGCATATCGAATATGATGACTTTTACGATATTTATTTGTGCCAAAATTGTTTTAAATATGAAGAGTATGCGTACGCTCTAAAATAGTGTTTGTTTAATGTGGGCGCGCATCTGTAATGGGTGCGCGCTTTTTTATATAATAACCTAATAACAATAATATGAATTTTAAGATTAGTAGCTACCAATTAAACGAGCATAAAAACGAGCTTGTTTTGTATGTTAATGATGCCATTTTTTGCACTATCTGTTGCAAGGACAAAGCCAATAAAATAACAGATAACGAAATTGAAGATGTTATTTCGGACATAGAATGGGAGCAAAACAAAAATATGTCGCAAGGTTGGAATGAATATCTAGCAAAATAAGACGAAATAAGACACGAAAAAAAATAGTTGATACAAGGACACATAAAATAAAATAAAGGCCCGTAAATGGGCTTAAAATAGCCTTAAAATTGATTCATATATGAATTTGGCATACCTATATAAAATATATCAAAGTTTAAACATTAATGTTAAGCCATTAGTTGTTTATGCAACCATTGAAACAAAATTTCAAAGTGACAAAAACCTGCCAAAAACCCCTCGGCAAAAACCTGCTAAAAATCCCCTAAAAATCCCACACGCAAAAACTCCTCAAGGTTAGGCAAAAATCTTTTATGATTACCTTAACAAAAAACCTGCTAAAAATCCTTAACAATAACAAAAAACCCTTAACTTCGTCAAACAAAACAAAAACCCCATCTATGTCATTTGAATTAATCACCGTTAAGTATGGCTGCAAGTGTAGTCTTACTGGCAAAAACTTCTCACCAGGTGAGCAAGTCTATTTTAACTACCTATCAAAAACCTTCCTTGATCCTGTGTATTATGAGAATATGCAGAGCCAAATCAATTCAAGTGGAGTTCAGTCTTATTTCCAAAGGCACCAAAAACTTAATAAAGTAACCCAAAAACCCTAATAATATGTCTAAATTCGAGTTTATCACAGAAACTAATACTATCACAGGTGGTGTAAGATACTATACCGAAAAGGATGGCGAGTATGTAGATAGTTCCATTAGTGCTGACAAAGATAGTGCCTACGAAAAGTTTATCAAAGCTGCTAGTGGAGTATCTTTAAAGCCTACCAAAGAGGTAACTGAAACTATTTACTCCATAATTGAATAAGTATGCACCCTACACCAGCCCATCTAAAACAAAAAGGCCTTAAGGATTATTTTATGATAACCATAGATGGCCAAAGGCTTAAAAAAGATTACATCTATCGTGGTATGTTTATCCATTGGGATTCCAAAAAACCCCTAGATAAGTTCTACTATTGGAGAGGTGATTATTTCACATCGATTGAAGGAGCAATGCGTTCCATTGACAGACATTATAAATTATATAAAAAACTAAAAGATGCTAATTAGAGACTATCGTGCCTTGCTTAAGTATGGCGATATAAAAAAGATTTGTGAGATTACAGGGTACACACCTTATAAGATTCGCACTAGGTTGGCCAAGGCTGACGAAGAGATGATTGAGATTGTAGAAGCTTTCTATCGCAAGAAGATAGAAGAATTAAAAAACCAAATATATGATTTCACCGAATAAAATACACTACTACGCTATGCCAGGAATATTAAACTTTGAAGAACCTGATAGAGAATTACTAATTCAGTTCGTATGTAAGGAGATGAATGTAAGGTACAAAGATGCCTTGTCTAAAGATAGATCACGCATTCTAGTGCTTACTAGGAATATGTGCTATGCCATCCTAAAAACTTACGTCGGGGCCACAGTAGCCTCAATAGGCAGGTTATTTTTTCGTGACCATACAACTGTCCTACACGGATTGCGTATGCACCAACAAGACCTAAAGACTAATGACATCTACCAGGAGCAATTTGATGAGATTAGATTCTTACTTAAACTTAATTTACCAACTAAAAAACACATAAAGTATGCTAAGTCAATTCGCACTATGGGATGATTCTGAAAAGCGATTATTCATCGCTAAGATTATCCACCAAATTAATTATTCACAAGCTAATCTTGAGTTAATGGAATCTATCTTGTCTATATGGCAAAAGTATCCTACAAGAGAAGCTTATTATTATCAAGAAACACAACCAAAAAATCTAAACTATGGAACTACAAACAACTAGTCCTTCGTATGAGTTAATCAACAAGGACTCAATGCTTAAACTAAGCACAGAGTTATCTAAGCTAATTAAAGAGAAAGGCTTATCGTCTAACATTCAAGGTAAACAATTCGTTAATGTGGAAGGATGGCAGTTTGCTGGAGCTTCACTAGGATTGATGCCAATTATTACATCTACTCAAGATCTATCCAATGAAACTGCTATTAAATATATGGCGACTTGTGAGGTACGCAATATTACTACAGGTCAGCTCGTTGCTACAGGCATTGCCTTATGCTCGAATGCCGAAAAAACTAAGAGATACTTTGATGAATATGCTATTTTATCTATGGCACAAACAAGGGCGATTGGTAAGGCTTATAGGAACCTACTTGCTTGGCTAATGAAAGCAGCTGGATTTGAGGCTACGCCTGCTGAAGAGATGGACTTTGCAAAAGAGGAACCCAAAAAACCTGTCGTACAAGAGGTAGAAGTAGAAGAGATGGCAGAAGTAGTAATTGATAGAGTAGAATTAATCAAGCAGATTACTGACTGCACAAAAAATAAGGAGTTAGTAGATATATATTACGGATACAAGCAATACATAGATGGCGATAAAGCCTTACTTATGTTGCTTAAGTCTAAAAAAGAATCATTCACAAGTAAAACAAAAAAATAATGAGTACAGAAATATTTTTACCGAAGGTAGAACTGTCTACCTATGAACCAAGTAAGTTTAACAATGACTTAATCAAGACAACTATTGTAGAACACTTTAAAGAAACAGGCGATAGTGCACTTGAAACATTAGTGCGTATGGATGCCATAGCACAATTATTTGATGGTGTTCGTACTGAGCTTAGAGAAATCGTAGTAGATGAGTTAGCTAAGTATCCTGGTGGCAAGGCTGATGTCTTAGGTAGCGAGGTTACTAAGATTGAATCAGGAGTTAAGTACATCTATGACCAAGATTATGCTTGGACTAAACTTAACAACGAAGTAGAATCACTTAAGTATGCTCTTAAGGAAAGGGAAAAGATGCTAAGAACTATCAACACTCCTATGGTAGATCCTGAGACTGGGGAGATGGTACACCCAGCACCTAGAGTGTCTACAACCACATTTAAAATATCCTTAAAGAAATAATATGAAAGAAACTATAGGGATGTTAAAATTCTTTTTTATTGCAGTACCAGTTTTTATTGTTGTCTATTGCTCTGCAATGGCAGTAGTAGAACTTAAAGAACTAATAAGAAAATGATTCACCAATTAAAAAATACTATCGATGTTCACACTCCACTTGGGTACGGAAAAGCAATCGCCTGGATTGATTACGGAAGCGATACAAACACAGTTTGGAAAGTCGTACTATACGACACAGGTATGGTTAGGAACTTCTACGACGATGACATTCTCGTATATCCCAACGCAATGGATGGAGGAGAAATCGATGAAGAGTTCTTCGTCAAAAGAGAGTTTAAGTATAATAACAAACAATTTATAAAAGGGCTAAAAAACCATTTTAAACCGTATGAGTCAAGAGATAAAGGGGATGGAGAATAATATACCAGTTAGAATGGTGTTTATAGACAACAAGGAAGAGATTCATTTTAAATCTATAGCAGCAGCTAGTAGAAAGTCTAAAGTGACAGCACAGAGCATTAGAGAGTCACTAAACCCTATTGCTAGAAAGAAGTTTATGGTCAAGCACTTAGATAAAGAGAGAGTAGTGGCTTTTAGGATACTACCTAAATCTTAGTATATTTGTCGTGCTATCCGTACATAGCATTAAGAACTTATTGCCCAAGGAGGCGTTGGAGTGTACGGACTTCAGCAAATCTGCGGGCTTTTTTATTTTTATGACTTACTTAGAAAAACTTAAAGATCCAAGATGGCAAAAGAAACGTCTTGAGATTATGCAAAGAGATGATTTTCAGTGCACTTGTTGTGGTGACAGAGAAACAGAAATTCACGTTCACCATTCATATTATGAATTTGGTAAAGAGGTATGGGAATATCCTGAAGAATCTTTATTTACTTTATGTTCAAGTTGCCATTATCAGCATACTTTATCACAAAGAAGAATAAAGGAAATGATGAGGACAATACAATATGACCAATTATATGAATTTGAAAAAATAGTTTTTAAATGTACAATGATGAATCCATATGAATTAGATTTAATTAATAAATTTTGTGAAAAAATATTAGAAGATTATGGAGCATCACTTTAACACAGATTATGCCTTGAAATATGGTATAGAAGAATCCATTGTGATTAACAATCTTCAATTTTGGATAATTAAGAATAAAGCTAATAAAAAGCATCTAATTGAAAATAGAACTTGGACATATAACACTTATAAAGCTTTTAGTGAAATATTTCCATATTGGAATGAACATAAAATGAAACGTATTTTAGATTCTTTAGTTATACAAAAAGTTATATTAAGAGAAAATTATAATAAAAGTGGATATGATAGGACTTGTTGGTATGCTTTTGTAGATGAAAAATGCTTTTTAGATAATTGCAATAACCATATTGCAGAATTGCAAAATGGATCTAACAAAACTGCAACACCTATACCATATAATAATACAAATACTAATACATATAAAAATAAATTTGTTAAACCAACTCCTAAGGAAGTAAACGATTACGCAAAAGAAATAGAGTTTAAATTAGATGGTGAATATTTCTGTGATTGGAACGAAGCTAGGGGTTGGCTAGTAAGTAAAAATCCTATGAAGGATTGGAAAGCAGCTATAAGAACCTGGAAGAGAAACTCATCAAAGTTCAATACTGAAGTATCACAAACAACTAAAATAAAGCTTAAATAATGGACGTTATAAACCTACCTAAAAACCTTGAGCTAGAAGAAAATATCCTAGGCTCTATTCTACTAGATAAAAGAGCTTTGCCATTAGTAGTGAACTACTTAAACGAAGAAATCTTCTACGATTTAAGGCACCAACTAATATTTAGAACGATTAAGCAGATGTATGATAAGAATATACAAATAGACTTAAGTACTGTGTTCCAACGACTTATAGATAATAAGCACTCAGAAGAAGTAGGAGCCTTATACCTATCAAAGATTACGAATAGTGTTGTATCTACTGCACACCTAAACACCCACATAGAGGTAGTAATAGAATTATACAAGCGTAGAAAGTTAGCAACCTTGGGCAGATTAATGGAGGTATCGGCCTTTGATGGTGCTGAATCTACTGATGATACACTAGCTACCTTTAGTAAACAACTTATGGGATTGCAAGAGTTTGGTAATATATACGAAAAGACTATAGACCAAATCATTATGCAGCTAAATGAAGGTCGTGATGCTGCTGTAAGTGGTCAGTTATTAGGCATAAACACAGGTTTTATGGAGCTTAATAACGCCCTTTGCGGTTGGGTAGATCCTGACTTTGTTATCATAGCTGCTAGACCAGGAATGGGTAAGACTGCCTTTATGCTTTCTAGTATCTACCACATAGCAATCCAAGGAGGCATCGCTACGGCCATTTTTAGCCTCGAAATGAGCTCCAATCAGTTAGTTGAAAGGTTAGAGTCAATCAGCTCTGAACTGCCCTTAAAACGTCTTAGAATGAATTTACTGACCGATAACGAAAAAGTTCACTTAATGCGAACTGACGACAAGATACTTACTTCCCCCATCTACATAGAGGATATGGGCGGTATTAGTGTAACCCAGCTACGAGCCAAAGCAACTATTCTTAAACAGAAGTATGGCATAAAGATTATCTTTATCGATTACCTTCAACTTATGAGTGGTACTGGCAAGTCAAACCAAAACCGAGAGCAAGAGGTATCCTACATTAGTAGGAGCCTAAAAGCACTTGCCAAAGAGTTGGAAGTACCTATTATCGCCCTATCCCAATTATCACGCAGAGTAGAAGAACGAGGTGATAAGATGCCTCAGTTATCTGACCTTAGAGAATCAGGATCAATAGAACAAGATGCTGATGCTGTTATAATGCTAATGCGACCAGGCTACTACGAACAAACCGAGTCAGTTGAGATTGGTGGTAGAGAATATTCTCCTAGTGATTTAGTAGTTTGTAAGGTAGAGAAGAATAGACACGGAGCTACAAAAAACCTAGCATTAAGATTTTTACCTGAAACAATGACTTTCCAAGATTATGTCCAAGGGCTATAGAAATAGAAGAAAGTTTGAAATAGAAGCTGCTAAGGCTGTAGATGGTACCTACCAAGCTATAAGAATATTTGCTAAGAGTACTAAGGTTTTAGTCATACATCAAACCGAAGCTTTAAAGAAGGGTTATTTTTTGCTAGAGTATGAGAACGATGGCAAGCCTAGTGGCATATCAGATGAAAGAGTAGAGTTCTTTGCTTTTAACTTAGACCTAAGAGATAGAATAGTTTTTATACGAGCAGAGTTTTTACGAGTAAAGGCTAGAAGATATTGGAGAATAGGTGAGATAAAAGTAAAGGATAAAATAAAATATGTTAAGATGCCAACTGATGAACTTATTCGCTGGTATTAATGTATATTAATAATATATTGTAATTTTGGTAATGGCATACCAATCAGCAAGTGAATTAACAAAGATGATGTTAGAGTATCTTAAGGATAATGGTAACGAAGTATGGAGAAACAATAACCTAGCAGTTAGAGGTAGAGCCTTCATAGGTAGAAAAGGAGTTCCTGACATTATTGGTTATAGTAAGAAGTATGGTCACTTTGTTTGTGCAGAGATAAAAGCCATTGGCGATAGAATGTCTCAGGATCAGATGGTATTCTTAGAAGAGTTGTCTATGGCAGGAGGGACTGCAATGCTATGCCAACAACTAAGAGATGAATCTATAATAGTTAAAATATATACTGATGGCGAAAGTGAAGACTGGCGATTCGAGAAAGGTGAGCTTCGGAAGTAGAAAACGAGGTTCAGCTAAGAAATCATTTAATAAACATAGTCCAAAGCCGAAGGTTTACCGAGGTCAAGGCCGTTAAAACAAAACAAAATGGAAGAATTAGAATTAGAAAACAAGGAATTAAAAGCCCCTAAAACAGTGAAGAAAAACAAAGATGTTTTCTCACAGGAAACTTTTGACTTTTTACAACAAGTCTTAATTGACTTTGCAATAGATATGAAACATAGGCCTAAGCTAAAAGAAATCTTAGCAGCTACAAAGCCTGAATCAAAGAGCAATAGTATTTAATAAATAAAACAAAAAACAATGGCAGTAACTAAAGAGAAGATTTTCCTAGGAAGGTCTTTTACAATGAAGACAGCATTTGGGGAGTTTAAGAAAGTATCTTTCGGCCCTGATGACTTAAAGAAAATGAATGACTTTGCAGCAACTAATAATGGTTGGGCTAACATTCTTATTAAAAACAAAAAGGATGCTAAACCAGGTGAGGCAGGTTTCTACATCGAACTAGACACTTGGGTAGCTGACGGTAAGCCAAAAAAGGACTTGCCATTTTAACTTATTCTTATGAAAACAAATATCAAGGAAATTATAATTAATTTATTAGTTTTGTTTGCAGGTGTTTATTTACCATTTGCTTTTATAGTAAATGAGTTTAATCCACTTGTATGGCATTGGGTTACTAGAAGTTTATACGTATTAACTTTAGTTGGTATGTTAACTTACGCAATGCAAGAGTTTAAGAAAAAGTAGTTTGTGTGTTTTTTTGAAATAAAGGTAAGCCTCTCGTTTCTACGAGGGGCTTTTTTATAATAAAACACCCCCAGTTTTTACCTGAGGGTGAAACCAAAAACCACCAACTATGAGAGAGCTTCTTAAGTATTCCTATTTGTTTTATCGTAGAACCTTGTTATAACGGTTCCGAATAAGGCCTCTTGATATCTCTTGATAAAAGAGTCTGAGCTCTCATTAATATAGAAGAAGTCTTGTGATTGCATATATACATAGCATCTGTCAGCATCTTCATCATCTTCAGTAACAGATTCTACTAAATGAATATTGATCCAGGCATTACTTTGCTCGGTACACTCTTCTAAATCATAGCTATCGTCTTCCGTAAGCTGTTCGATTTGCAGTAACATCTCTTGCACTCTCTTTAATAATGATTAATCTCAGTTTCATTGCTACATCTTTCAGTCTATCTTCTAATAATTTCTGCTCTAATTTTAGAGCCTTAATTACTTCATCAGGATGTTGTTCGCCCATACAAATTTACGTTTTAATTATTACAGAAATAAAAAGTGCATACCTTATTGATTATCAATATGATACACACTTATTTGTTAATTGTCTAAAGTGAGTTTGTTAATTGTCTACTTCCTAGGTAGCCTTATTATCTTGCTACCTAATGGCATAGGCACGAATATAGCAATTCTTCCGTTATCTAAAACAACCCCACAACCTAATGTGGGTCGTTTGGGGAAAGGTCGTGAATATTCCATTGCGTAAGCGTTAATATCTATACCACAACCGACATTCATACCGAATATCATATCCTTATCTGAGCTACTATAAAGCACACCACCGAAGGAGTGAATGTGACCAATGACTGTTGATTGACGAGCATCTCTTGCTCTGTTGATGGCACCAGCTTGTCCTGATGAACCTGTGCCGTGGGTATATAGAACACCATCTATTTCCCATTCTAAGGCCCATTTCCAGCCCTTAGGAGCTTCCCAAGCATCTTCATAGGATTTAATAAAACGTTCTGGTAATCCGTTCGCTATGGCCTTTCTTTTATGTAGGGCTGAGTGGTTACCGATACATACTTTTACATTAGGGAATCTCTTGTACCAAATGTTAAGCTGTTGCATAGCCATAATAGCCTCCTTAGAAGCTGACTCCCCATTAGGGTTAGTCTCGTGAAACGATATTGCGTGATTGTCTACTTCATCACCGATGTGAACAAACTCTGAGCATTGAAATTTATTTGCTACTTCATAGCAGAAGTCAAGATACTTGGGGTGACAAAACGGAAAATGTGTGTCGCCAATTACAAGGACATTTTTGCTTTTCGACATATGTTGGGTTTTTGGTTAGTCTAAATGTTGCCAAGTTTTTTTTGCTCTTACTTCGCTAATAGTTCCTATACTCACACCAAAGATACTTGCAATTTTTTTTAATGATGTATTGCTATAATTTCTAATAGACTTAACATCATCTTCCGTTAATTTTGCTTGTGAATTTTTTATTCCTTTTGCACTTCTTAATCCTAATGTTATTGAATGTTTTTGATTTTCACTATGAGTGGCCCATTCTAAATTACAACTTCTATTATCACTTTTAATACCATTAATGTGATTTACTTGCATTTTATTTTTAGGGTTAGGTATTAAATTTATTGCAACTAATCTATGGACTGTAAATTTTTTAATTTTGCCATTTCCACATAAATCAACATATAAATAACCTGTTCTTGGGTTTAATGTTGGTTTAATTAATCTTGTGCCTTTTCTAGTTTTTTTAGGCAAACTCCAGATTTCACCTAATTCATTAATTTCATAATTCTCGTAATCTTTAATTTTAGTCATAATATTATATTTAGACCACAAAGATACGAAATTTATTTATGAGTATGATAAACTGTTTTACCGCCTTCCTTTACAGCATTTAATACTTGCTTTCTATTTGCACCTTGTCTATACCCAACGTGAACCCAAGAGTAGTTAAATTCATTAATAAGTTGGTCAAATTCTAAATTGTTCTTGATATATTCAAAGATTTCCTTATTAGTAACCCCTGTTCCACTATCATCCATATCTATATCAGCCGCACGGCCTAGGCAATGATCTGAACTTACCGAGCCTCCAATGAAATGGTTGAGCATCTTTCCCCTGTATCCACTAGAAATATTGATTGAGCCGAAACGTAATCTTATCGGCTCAAGCACCTTTTCGCAAAGTGTCTTTAGGTTTTCTAAATGTTCTGCTGTAGGTGTATTATCTAAGCCTTCTCTTTTAGCCGATTCACTTCTAGTAAATTCTGATAACGCAAAATGTGCTGATAACTTCATAACTATTTTTTAAATATTTTCTCTACAGATGTTAAACCTAAACATCCGAACGCTAACAAAGCTACTGATTCTACTAGAATTGCTGAAGGGGCTATATGCTCTTCACTAAAACTATTGTGGTACATAGTAACGCATAACGTTACTACACATAACAAACCACATATACGCTTCATACTTAATTGACCTGTTTCATCACAAAAGAATTGTCTCATTATTTTATACTTTGAAATTGTAAAACTATTATTGCTATTAAAATTACCTTTTGTGCGAAGTCGTATTTTTTGTCTTTTTGAACTTCGGCTTCTCTTGCGTAATAAGTGTTTCTATTTGCTTCATATTTCCACTTCCAATTATAGAAGCTATCTTGCTTAAGATAAATTTCTTTATTAAGGCTATCATATTTAATCTTGAATTTATTGTAATAAAATACCGAATCTCTTAGTGTGTTTATCTTGTTGTTAAGGTGTAAAAAAGTATTGTTTATCTCCTTGCCTTGTTCTAAGGTCATTATAACAACAGAATCCTGGTTAATCTTCTTAACCTTTGGGTATTGGCAATAAGCTGAATGAACTACCAGTATCAACAGACACAGAATCCAAAATTGCTTTAATTTCATTTAATTCGTTTTTTAGCTCTTTATTCTCATTGGACAGCTTTATTATCTTATTAGTCGTAGCTATTATTAGCTTCTCTTTAGTAACATCTGCTTGTACTTGTACCTTTTTATTATGTTCTAGTGTCTTATTAAAGTCAGCCATTAATTGTTGGAACTCTTTGTCTTCCTTTTTTATAGGAGATTCAGTATCAGCTCCGACATTGACATAACCTATTAAAGTAAATATTGATATTAGGGATAACACTATTAATTTCATAGCTATTATTTAACTGATTTTTTAATAGCTCCCATATCTTCTAGAGTTTCTAGCTTGGTAGAGGTAGCACTTAGGGCTGTTTTACACTCAATTAAAGCTTGAGTCTTTAACGAATCTTTGTGCTCTAGGTTGGTTATTCTGTATTCCTGGCTTTGAATTTGATCCTTGAAAGTGCCTTTGATGTCTATGTACAAATAGGAAATGCCGATTAAAACGACAAATAAGGTTCCTACGACTGGATTTTTAGCGAAATCTTTAAACGATATAGGCAAGGGATTTACCCCTATACCTGATTCTTTTTTAGCAGCCATTTATTACTTTTTACCGATTTTGAAATACAAGCTACCTGAGTAGCCAATATTATAATTTTTATTAATATCTACACTAAAGCCTATTAGAGCCTTATTTTTGACACCTAGCATCAAGGAAGGACTTAGTACTTCCAAGCCATTAAGTGGGCTGTATGAGCCTCTAATGCCCCAATAAAGGGTATTAGTCGGTTTACTAGCGTAGTATTCTCTCGTAATTATGGTTTTTTCGGTTAAATTGGCTGTAAAACCCCTTGAAATAATCCTATTTTGGCTGATAGTATCATTCACTACAAAGATATTAGAATCTTTTTTAATAGTGTCAGAATAGGCTTTGACCTTATAATAGTCGTTTAATACATATAAAGTATCGTGTACAGGAATCTGTACAGAGTCAATGATATAGAATGGTATATCATTTCCTTTCTTGTACGTATTAACGTACAATGTTTTGTACGTAGTATCGTGTATTTCTACTATCTTTTTGTACTGAGAAGTATCGAATTGCTTACCAATTCTAGGTAAGTAGGTAGGTTTTAGTAAAAAATATAGCCATAACACAAGGAGTATTACGGCTATGAACAAGATGTTGTCTTTAAGGAATTTCATTATCCTTCAACTACCTCTGCTTCAGGAGCTTGAGGATTTTGCTCTTGATGAAGTTTTGCTAATATTTGCAAAATTGGGTTCGCATACTTAAATGGAACCTCAATTAAATAAACTTCTAATGCTTTTAGATTCTCGTCTGATAGATTTAACATAGTATTGATTTTTTACAAATATAAGATTATTCCGTTATAATTTCTTCGCTTACTATTGGAGTCTCAACTATTGGTTCTACAACAGGAGGCACATAATCGCCTGTAATTGTAACATCTATTTGAGTTGCTACCCAATTATAAGCATAATCATTTGTAGCCCAACCATCATAGTCTGTGCCTGTCATAGTTAAATTTCCTTGTTGTAATTGACTTTGACTATCAGTTAATAGTGAATAGTAAAAAGTAGCACAATTTGTTAAATTGTCATTTATGCAATAAGCATTTAAAATTGTTGCAGTTCCTAAATTTAGTGGAAATACCACTGCTTGTATTGTTTTCATTATTTATTTTTTAATTCGTTTATATGCTCTTGTAATGATGTTATCATTGCTTGTTGCTCTTGAATAGCTTTTACCAATGCTGCAATAACTGCCCTATCATAAAAACCATATAAATTGTCATTACCTTTTGGTGCTGCACTTGGTATAATTGGGTTTACTTCATCTGCAAAAAATCCTATTTCAGTTGTTGCTTCTTCTCCTCTTATTTCTATATCACTTAACCATTTATAAGCTCTTGGTTTTAATTGTAAAATTTCAGCAAGACCTTGAATTTTATATTCTTTATCTTCTTGTTTTAAAGTTGAATCAGATGAAGCTGATAATGTACCGTCTGCTGATGCCGTTACTGTTCTACTGCCAGAACCTGCCAATGCTTCAATTATTATACTTGAAGAACCAATAGTTAATGGTGCAAGTGCTATAAATGTTCTATTTGCACTTTGTAAATAACTTCTATTTGCATCAGTTGACATTTCTAAATGCACATTACTTGTAGTAGTGCCATCACCTTCTATACAAAACCTACCATTATAAGTTCCTGTTGTAATTCCAATGCCTACAGTACCATTACTCTTAATACGCATTCTTTCTACAACAGTAGCATTATTGCTACTATTTGCAGGATGAGTGTAAAATGCCATATCAGCACCAAAAGAAGATATACCTTGTAAATCTATTTTACCACCAACCCAAGCTTGATAATCCGATATACCAAATGATAGTAAATCAGCACCACTTACATTACTTATTTGTAACTTTGTTATAGGTGCAGAAGTTCCTATACCTACACTACCCCCACTTGTAATAGTCATTTTTTTAGCAGTAGACCCCCCAGCACAGAAATATAAATTATTAGAACCATCAGCAAATAATGTAGGTGAATAATCAGCACCACTTCCTGTAACTCCGCTATAAGGAAATAATCCACCTTGTGATACTGAACTTACATTTACTGAGTGACCAAAACCTTTAAAACTACCATTGCTTGGTCCTATTGTTACATCACTTGAGAATGTAGCTGCTCCTGTGGATGCTATGGTAAAAGGTATAGTACTTGCAGTTAAATTATAAACACCAAGACTACCACTTGCATTAGCAAATAATGCCCATTTATTTGAACCTGTACTATTAAGGTATAAAGATGCTACATTGCCACCTGCTATTTGTAAAGTTGTTTCAGTACCTGATATAACATTAAATCCTGTTGATATTCCTATACCTACATTACCAGTGTTACCAATCCACATTACATCATTATCTGCACCATTCTTAAATCTTGCTACATATCTATTTGTTGCAGTTCCACCACCTCTTACATAAAGACCATATCCGTTTGTAGTATCACTATTTATTACTTCAAGTATATTATCATTAACACTTGCTGATGTAAATATTTTACCCCCTGCCGTTACACTACTTGAGAATGTAGCTGCTCCTGTGAATACATTATTAGTACCATTCCATTGGTATCTTATGTTACCTGCTCCATCAGCAAGTATAATATTATTAGATAATGTTGAAGATAAACCTGTTACTATACCAATAATTGTGTTTTGACTTCCTGTTGTAATTCCACCACCTGCATTGTAACCTATTGCAATATTTTGACTTCCTGTTGTAACATTTGCTAATGCTTGACCACCTAAAGCAGTATTATAATTACCAGTAGTATTACCATTAGATGCAGAACGACCAACCGCAACATTATATTGACCTGTTGTGTTAACACCTAATGCACTACCACCAACTGCAACATTAGATTCTCCAGTTGTATTTAAATTTAATGAAGCATATCCAATAGCAGTGTTATAAAAAGCAGTAGTATTTGCATTTAACGAAGCACTACCTATTGCTGTATTGTATTGACCAATTGTGTTAGCACTTAATGAACTTGCACCTACTGATGTATTGTTTTGACCTGTGGTATTTAAATAAGATGAAAAACTACCTATTGCGGTATTATTTACTCCAGTCGTATTTTGTTGTAATGCAACATTACCAATTGCGGTATTATTACTACCAGTAGTATTATAATATAATGATGCAGCACCTAATGCAGTATTTTGAGCACCTGTTGTATTTGTATATAATGAAGTATTTCCTACTGCTACATTATTAGTTCCTGTTGTATTAAAATACAATGAAAGATGACCTACTGCGGTATTATAATTAGTTGTATTAAAATTTAATGAACCTACCCCAACCGCTACGTTACCAGAACCAGTAACATTATTAGAATTAGAACCAAGACCAATACCAATGTTATTTATACCAGTTGTATTGGCTTGAGTAGATGAAACTCCAATAGCAATATTATTGCTTCCAGTAGTATTAAAAAATAAAGAACTTTCTCCTATACCTATATTCCCTTGACCAGTAGTATTTTGACCTAATGGTACAATTCTACCTAAACCAATATTACCTAATCCTGTTCCTGTTCCTTTCCAAAACACAATAGTTGCAGATGTTATATAATTTGCACCCAAATCTACATTAGTAGTTGCTCCTGTATAAGGAACATAACTAGATAAATTAGAAGTAAGTGCTATTGTGCCACTTGCATTAGGAAATGTGTATGTATTAGATGTTGATGATGTAAAAGAAAATTCATTATCATAAGGTGTTCCACCAATTGAACTACTAATTATTAAATTACCTATATCTCCACCTAATGATGTATATCCATTAGAGTAAGTGGTAAATCCATTTTTTAATAAAATACCTGAATCAGCTTTAATTGAACTACTAAATGTCTTACTTCCACTAAACGTTTGGCTTCCTTCTAAAAGTGCTAAAGTTCCAGATATGTCTGGGAGTGTAAATGTTCTTTCAGTATTATTAGTTAATGAACTTAATTGAAAACTTGCTGATTTATAATTTGTTGAACCTATATCTGATATTAATATAAATTTTGTTGCATTTGCATTTATACTATTATAGCCACTAATATTACCAAGAAATGTAGTTCCTTGTTTTATACCAATATATCCACTTTGAGTACCACTACCAACTGAAAAAATACCAACTCCACTAATTGTATCTCCACTTAAACTAAATGCACCCAAATCTACATTTGCAGTTGCTCCTGTGTAAGGAACTTTGCCATTAAATGTACTCCAATCCGTTGAACTCAATTTACCAGTATTTGTAGCCGAAGCCACAGGCAAATTAAATGTATGCGTAGCTACGCTTGAAGATATTGCAAAATCAGTTCCACTTGTTCCTGTGCCAAAGAATTGATTTTGTCTTGTAAGGTTATTTAAAGAAATTATACCCTTAGAAAAGGTAGTAACTACTTGACACAAATGATTATTCTCGGTATGTAAAGTAACAGTTTTACCATCTACATTTACATAGATTCTAATTGCTATTCTATCTGTTACAGTTAAAACCGAAGTAGAAACGGCTATTGCAAAGTAATATGGACTTAATGTAGTTCCATTACTTAAATATTGTGGTATAGACACATTGCTACCTAATAAGGTAAAAGTCGTTCCGTCATACTTATAGACTTCTGCATAAACATAAGGATTGTGAGCATTAGAGTTTACACTAAAATAAAACTCACAATTAAAGTTTCCAGCAGGTACTTCTAATAAAGCAGGGTCATTAGCATCAGTTAAATAACTTGCTATGTAACCATTAGCTGAAATAGTAACATCAGTTCCAGCACCACTAATAGGCACTTTACTTAATTGTTTATAAGCAACCCCTCCTATTGTACCTTGACTTACACTTGTATTAAGATAATAAGAAACCGAACTACCTCCACCTGTTGATGTAGGAAAATCAGCTAAAGTACCATCTCC